CAACGTCCTGGAAGAGTTCAAGTCGAAGATCGACGGGAAGAAGCTCGCGATCCTGACAGAGCAGACCGGGACGGCCCTGGAGTTCATGGACGTCAAGAAGCAGGTCACGGCAGCAGAGCTGGCGACGCTCACGGATACGATCAATAAAGAGTGTGCTGCAGCCTACGACATCCCGCTCGGCGTGTTCAACGGCATGATCACGGAGCAGTCGGACGCCACGAACGAGTTCATCACATACGCGGTCAGTCCGGTCGCTGAGGTGATCAACGACACACTGAATGCGAAACTCGTAGGCCAGGCCGACTACGTCAAGGGCGAGCGGGCCTTCGTGTGGCTCGCACACTTTAAGCACATCGACGTGATCGACGCAGCGAACAGCCTCGACAAGCTGAGAGCGATCGGCTTTACGCTTGACGAGATCTTTGAGATGGTAGGGTATCCCGCTCTCAATACGGACTTTTCCACAAAGAGAGCGCTTACTAAGAATTACGCGACGGAAGGACTGGAGGAAAGCGCACAGCCGACGGGCGGCGCCGATGATCCGTCTGAAGAATCCGTAAGAGATAGCAACCGTAAACAAAGCAAACATAAGGAAAGGAGGGAAAGACGGAATGTCCAAAACTCCGAGTAAGTTTTTTCAGCTAGTCAACGATGGAACGTCGGCGGATCTGTACATTTTCGGCGACATCTGCGCATGGCCGATCGAGTCGGTGGGCGAACAGTCCGGCGTGAGCATCGTCAGGCAGCTTAAAGAACTGGACGTTGATGAGATCAATGTCCATATCAACAGTTATGGCGGTGACGTGGCGGAAGGCCTCGCGATCTACAATGTGCTTCGCGAACACAAAGCAAAGATCACGACCATCTGCGACGGCTTCGCGTGCAGCGCTGCGTCAGTGGTCTTCATGGCCGGAGACAAGCGCGTGATGCAGCCGGCGTCCCTGCTGATGATTCACAATGCGTGGACAGTGGCGATGGGTAACGCTGCAGAGCTCCGGAAGACGGCCGACGACATCGAGACCATCACGCAGGCATCGGTCGAGGCTTACAAGAAGGTAGCCACGATCTCCGAGGATGAGATCAAGGCCCTCATGGATGCCGAGACGTGGATCCTGCCGAAGGACGCCGTCGATTACGGCTTCGCCACTGAGATCGATGACGAAGACGAGGACGACGACGAGCCGAAGCAGTCCGCTTTTGGCGTGATCATGCAGAAGCTGACCGCGCCGGCAGCAGTCCTGGAAGCGCAGGAGATCAGAATCGACGTCGATAAGCTCGCGAAAGAGCTCACCGAGGTGCTGATGAAAGGAACAGAAACACCCGAACAGCCAGAGCCGAAGAAGACCGGCTGGGCCGAATATTTCGAAAGGAGAACAAAATGAGAATTGACAAGACTCCCCTTAATGAAGAGACGAAAGCAAAGATCGTACAGATGCTGAACGACGCAGAGGACAAGACCGTGGCCATCACAGAGGCCATGGAGATGGTGATCAGCGAGACACAGAGCTCCCTGATCGAGCAGGTCGTCCGCGAAGCTAAGAGAGCTGAGCAGGATGCGGAATACAAGAAGAGCCTCGGCCTTCGTCCGCTTTCCGAAGCAGAGAAGAAATTTTATGAGATGCTGAAGGGCGGCGCAAAGCAGGCACTCACTGCAGCGCAGATCGACATCATCCCGATCGAGACTATCGACAAGACCCTGGAAGATGTCCGCACAGAGTATCCGATCCTTGACCTGATCACATTCGCACCTGCAAATGTGAAGCACTGGCTGACCGGTTCTAAGAGTGGCGCGGCTGTTTGGGGATCCCTTGCTTCCGCACTTTCCAACAGCGCCGAGCTGTCCGCAACACTTACCGGCCTGAACATCGAAGTCGGCAAGCTCTATGCTTACTGCATCATCCCCAAGTCCATCAGAGACCTCGAGATCGGCTATGTCGACAGATACTTCCGCGCGATCCTGCAGGAGGCTATGTATGACGGCATCGCTGACGGATACCTCAACGGCACCGGTAAGGACCAGCCGATCGGTATCCTGAAGCAGATCGGTGTTACCGGCCAGGATGGAACGCACACAGCCAAGACCGTAAACCAGACTCTGACAGGCTTCTCTCCGAAGCAGCTCGCTCCCGTACTCGCTGCGCTGTCCAACGGCGGCAAGCGTGCGGTCAACGAGATTGCAGTCGTCGCCAACCCTACGGACGTTTACAACTATGTAAACCCTGCTCTGTACGGTGACAGCATCTCCGGCGGCTACATCACAAAGAGCTTTATGCCTGTGACCGTCATCGCTGAGCCTAAGATGGCACAGGGCGTCGCAGCCGCTACCATCAAAGGCCATTACACCATGGGCTTCTCCGGTATGAAGGTACAGGAGTACAAAGAGACCAAGGCCCTCGAGGATGCAGATCTTCTGATCGCGAAGGTATACGGCAACGGCCGCGCGGATGACGACAACGTAGCTTATGTCTTCAACGTCACAAAGCTCGCTGAGTACATCCCCGCTGTTCTGAGCAAGACCGAGGAATAATCTGAAGGAGGGCGGAGCCTGATGACGACAGAACAGTATGAAATTCTGGCGGAGGAGATCCGGGCGGATAATCAGATTCCGCCCTATACTCCTGACGACGTGATCATCAGATCGATCCAGAGATGCGAGCAGAGGCTCGATTCGCTCAAACCTGGCGCGGACTTTGAGACAGACCGCGTCGGCCGCGGACTCCTCAAGGATGCCGTCTACTATGACATGGTGCATCGTTTCGAGGAGTTTTTACAGAACTACGGCCCGGACGTCCGCTCGTGGCAGCTCTCCGAGGAGGTGGCGGATGCGACTTAACAAGATGGCGACGCTGCCCGAATACACGGACGGGTGCTTCGAGCTCTACGACATCGTCGACAGGGACGGTGAGCGGAAGATCAAAGCCCGGGGCATGAGGCCGGTATGGTTCCGTGACATAGCGGTATACGACCGCACGCGGATCACATTCGAACAGGCGGATAAGGAAGTGACCATGAAGATCAGGATCCCGAAGTGGGCGGGCATCAGCTCCAATTGCGTTTGCCTGATCGACGGTGTGCAGCACAAGGTCTACAACAAGGCAGATGTGCTGTCGAGCCAGGGATACATGGAGACGGAGCTGACGCTGATCAATCCGTCTATGGAGTATGAGGTGGTAGAGGAATGACGAAAAAAGAGCTGGTTAATCTGATCGAGAGCGTCGGGGTGACGGCTCGCGAGAATGAGATGTATCTGGAGGACATGAAAGAATGGCCGAAGATCGCGTACTGGGAATACATCATTGAGGACGTCATGGCGTCCGGAGATGACTATGAAACGGTAGTGACCTATCAGGTGTCATTCGCATCCAGAACGGCCAGGCCCGAGGAATTGCTGAAGCTGAAGAAGGCGTTCAACGCCGCCGGATACCATCCAGTCATCTATCACGAGACGCTTAACGCCACGAACGGCCCGGCATGGCATCACTACTACTTCCGCGTAGAGATAACGGAGGACCTGGAAGATGGCGACGGCAGGACCTGACGGGCTTAAATTGTTCGCGGATATGCTCGAGCAGTATGAAAAGGCCGCTGACGGAATCGCGGACGTGCTGATCGTCGGTGGAGAGGCTCTGGCCGAAGATGTGCAGAGGCTCCCAAAGCCTCGCAGAAGGGGCGCAGGCTATACCCACATGCTCGACTCAGTACAGGCGGCGCCTTCAGGAAAAGACGCTGTGCTCGTTTCCTGGGGCCAGTATTACGGCAAATTCGTAGAACATGGCACAAAGAAGATGGACGCCCAGCCGCATCTCATCCCGACGTGGGATCGTAACAAGGATCGATACTATAAACTGATGACAGATAAACTTTTCGAAAAAGTTGGAGGTAAATAATGGCTATTACTGAGAAAAGGCCGTCTACAAAATATACTGTCGGAGCGCAGTACATCTGCTTCAACACGAACAAGGACTGGGCCGCGGCGGATTTTGACGCCGATGTGGTCAAGCTCCCCACCGTGGTTGACATCGATGTGGCGGACAACTCCGACTCTTATGAGTCTTACGCTTCCGGCGCGGTCTATGAGTCCGACACGATCGTGACATACAAGGAGATCAGCGTCACGCAGCTCGCATTCGATGCGGCGATCATCGCCAAGATGAAGGGCGACACGGTCGACACGGGCATCATCATGTCCGGCGGCATCAAGGAGAGGCCGTACTTCGCTTACGGCGTGCCGATCATCAAGAAGGACAAGTCTATGGATCTGCGCTGGTTTCCCAAGTGCAAACTCGTGGATAATTCCGATGCGACAGAGACATCCAAGGATTCCCATTCGGATCAGACTGACTCCCTGACCATCAGAGCTTACGGCTTTGACACGGATCAGAATCAGGAGGTCAAGGTCCTGACCGCTGAAGAAGCGAACGCAGGCATTACTGAGGACAAATTCTTCGCGGCTCCGATCACGACAGTGGCAGCGGCGAAGGCCCTGAGGGGCAATGGTTAAGGAGGCTTAGATGCCGAACACAAACGACGCGGGGGCAGCTGCTCCCGCTTTTATTTTGCATGATTTGAGATCTTCCGACATGTGGCAGCTCGTCCGTGTGCTTAAGAGATTCAACCTCAGAGAGGCCCGCAAGCTGATCGACGCGGACCTGCTGAAGAAATCGCAGTTCAAGACGCCGCAGAAGCTGGTGGGCGGCGAGCTCGTGCCTATGGCTCCGAGTGAGTGGACAACAGCACAGCGCAAGGCCTTCCAGGAATCGCAGAAGGCGAACGAGGAGCTGATCTGGCAGGTCCTCGACATCCTGATCAGCAACATCTCCGGATGCGAGGATGAGGTCAACAAGCTGCTCGCCATGGGGATCGATAAGGACGTCGACTTCGTCCAGAACATGGACGCCAACGACTATCTGGGCCTGCTCGTCCAGTATGTCACACGCGAGGGATTCGCCGATTTTTTTACGCAGGCGCAGCGCTTGCTGGAGAAGACGGGAGTATCGCGCGGCTCTATCGGATCTGCCATGACGTTGATCAAATGATCGACACGGGCCTCCAGATCGGAGGCCTGAGAGATCTGTTAAGCGATGTCTTTAAGCAGGACGTACAAGCCCTGAAGGTCCAGAGATGGATCGCACAGGGCGCCGGTAAATCGTACAAGCAATTCTGGGGAGAGGAGTATGGCAGCTAACAATCTACAGGAAGCTGGGCTGATACTTACAGCGCAGGGCGCGGAAGATTTTAAGTCCGCGATGAAAGGCGTGTCTGCAGCGACCAAAGAGGCCTACTCTGAGCTTAAATTAGCCCAATCCCAATACGACAAAAATACGTCTGCGACCAAGAAGCTGGAAGACCGGCAGAAATATCTCGCAAAGATGACGGAGGAATATGCCAAAAAAGAGCAGATCCTCCGGGCAGAGCTGGAGCAGATGGAGAAAGCGGAAAATCGCGACGAGGCCGCGATCGCTAAGAAGAAAGCAGAGATCAACAACTGCAAAGGATCTCTCAACAAATACGAGAAGGCCCTCGAGGACGTCACGAAGCAGATCGAGAGCCATTCCGCCCAACTCAAGGAATGGGGCGACAAGCTCAAGGACATCGGCGGCAAGACCAAGAGCGTCGGCGACAAGATGACCAAGTCCTTGACCGCTCCGATCGTGGGCGTAGGCGCTGCGGCAGTGGTCGCCTGGAAGGAAGTCGACGAAGGCCTCGACATCGTGACCAAGAAGACAGGAGCCTCCGGGGAAGCCCTCGAGGACATGCAGAACAGGGCGAGAGACATCGCCAAGAGCATGCCGACGGACTTCGCCACGGCGGGCACTGCGGTCGGCGAGGTCAATACCAGATTCGGATTGACCGGTGACGCGCTGCAGGACCTGTCGGAGAAGTTTATAAAATTCGCGGAGGTCAACGACACGGACGTCTCCTCGTCCATCGATAACGTGCAGTCCATGATGGCTGCGTGGGGAGTGGAGACAGAAGACGCTGGCCTCATGCTCGACCTGCTCACCAAAGCAGGACAGGAAAGCGGCGCGTCAGTCGATACGCTCTCCCAGCAGCTCATGCAGAATAAGTCGGCGCTCGACGACATGGGCCTGTCCCTGGACGAGTCCGTCGACCTCCTGGCTAACTGCGAGAAGAATGGTATCGATACATCCACGATGCTGGGCGGCCTCAAAAAGGCCATGCAGAACAGCGCCAAGGAGGGCAAGAGCTCTGCGGATGCGCTTGCGGAACTGCAGGAACGGATCGTTAACGCCGGATCCGACGCGGAAGCGTCCCAGATCGCGATGGAACTGTTCGGAAACAAAGCCGGCCCGGCGATCGCGGATGCGTGCCGTGACGGCCGTCTGTCACTCGAGGACCTCGGCTATGCCATGGGAGACCTCGAGGGAACGACCGAAGAGACATTCGACGGCATCCAGGATCCGCTCGACCAGATGACGCCGATCATCAACACACTGAAGGACACCGGGGCGCAGCTGGTGACGGACCTTGGTCCGGCGATCGTCGACATCCTCGGCAGAGTATCCGAAGGCGTGTCCGCTCTCAGCACCTGGTGGGCGGGGCTCGACGAGAAACAGAAAGGAATGATCCTGACCGCGGTCGGACTGATCGCGGCACTCGGCCCTGTGCTGAGCATCGTCGGATCGATCATCGGCGTGATAGGATCACTCGTCACGATCTTCGGTGCGGCCTCCGCAGCCGGCGGCGTGATGAGCGTGGTCATCGGAGCGCTGACAGGTCCGATCGGAATCGCGATCGCCATCATCACGGCACTGATCGCCATCGGTGTGGCTCTTTACCAAAACTGGGACACGATCTGCCAGTGGGCGAACACGCTTAAAGAGAAGGTTGTAACGGCCTGGAATAATCTTAAGAGCAGCGTCTCTAATACGGTCAGCAACCTCAAGTCTGACGTGACGTCGAAATTTGACGAGATCAAAAGCAAGATACAGGAAAAGATCGAGGCCGCGAGGGATAAGGTACGGGACGCGATCGAGAAGATCAAAGGCTTCTTTAATTTTTCGTGGAGCCTTCCCGATCTTAAACTGCCGCATCCGTACATAAGCGGAGAATTTTCGCTGAATCCTCCGAGCGTTCCGCACTTCGGCATTGACTGGTACGCAGAGGGCGGCGTTTTTGATGCGCCTTCCGTAATCGGTGTCGGTGAGGCAGGATCGGAGGCGGTCGTACCGCTCTCGGAATTCTGGAAAAAACTGGAGGAGTTGGCCGACAGGATTGAGCGGTCGCATGACCGTCAGTCGGCCGCGATGTATGCGGCGCTTATTGAAGCTCTTAGCCGGATGTCCTTCAGCATTGATGGCCGAGAGTTTGCACGCCTCCTGAGAGAGCACGGGGTGAAGGTATGAGCGGAGTGATTTTAAAGTACGTCGCCTCGAGCGGCAGAGAATACAATCTCCGGAGCGAGACGCTGCGGACGCGCCGGGGCGCCAGCTTCCACGCTTGGAAGTACGACCCCAGCGCGGTGGCGCTCCAGCACGGAGAGCGCGTGACGGCCTTTACCAAGGACGCGGCAAACTACGAGGCAACGCTCACGCTGTTCGGCACGGAAGAGGAAAAGCTGGCGCTGCTCGACCAGATGCACGACGACTTCGAGCTGGACGCGCGTAACGTCACTCCGGGGAGACTTATCTGGAATGATTATTACATTGAGTGTTTCGTGGTCGAGAGCGAGACCGATCCGGACGACAGCAACTTCATAGTGGACAATAAGGTGTCGTTTTACTGCCCGAATCCCTTCTGGATCCGGGAGAAGACACGACACTTCTATTCCCGCGCAGGAGACACGCAGGAATCCTACCTCGATTATCCCTACGATTATCCATACGACTACTTCTCCGGCGTCTCCGGGGCGGTATCGTGGCCGACAGAGATCCCCTTCGAATCGGATTTTCTTATGACGATTTTCGGGCCCTGCACGGATCCGAAGATCTTGATCAACGGACACGGCTACCAGATCCTCGACACGCTGGAGCAGTCGGAGCGCATCACGATCGACTCCAAGAAGGGGACGATCGTCAAGACACTGGCAACTGGCCGGACGGAGAACGCCTTCGACCTGCGGAATAAATCGGAGTCCGTCTTCGACAAGCTCCCCGCGGGGACGCTGCGGATCAGCTGGCCGGGGACATTTGGCTTTGACCTGACACTCTTCGAGGAGCGCAGTGAGCCGAGGCAGGAGGTGCGGACGTGAAAGAGTTGATACTAGCGGACAGCACCGGGACGGAGCTGGGCTTCCTCCATTTTAAGAGCTACGACTTCGAGGTCGGGCGCGAGGAGAACAGCTTCGAGATCAAATTCTCCCGCGACGAGTACCAGCCGATCGAGGACGGATCGCTGATCTATATCCCCAATACGGAATATGGCGGAGTTGTGAGGAGATTGAAGACAAAGACGGCCGAGGGGATCATCTGCCGGGGAGGATTTACCTGGCGCGGGAGGCTGCAGACAAAGCACATCTACCCGCCGGCCGGACAGGACTATGCGACAGACTCCGGAGAGCTCAACGCGATCGTCAAGGCGCGCGTGGAAGCAGCTCTTCCGGGGCTTTTCGTGGGCGTAACAGAGGACACAGGCGTGACGGTGTCGGGGTATCAATACGACAGATACTGTACTCTCGAGGAGGGGCTGACGAAGC